AGAACGAGGCTGATTCGCTTCACAACCTGTCCGACGAGGAGCTTGCTGCTCTTGCCCAGGACGCTGTGAAGAAGATCGGCACGTAGTCTCAGGGCAGCGGGTAAACCATCCGAACTGCTCGCCTTTGGGCATAGTAACCTCCGAGGTTGTATGAAGCGTGGAGTATTCCAGAGTAAAGAGTTCCTAAAGCAACGCTGGGAATGGTATGACAAGCTCAAGGCCGAGGGCTTCAACGACATTGAGTTCCATGTCCGGTCAACGGGGGAACCGATGCCGATGCTGAACGGCATGAACACGACCGACATGATGAAGATGCTGACACGGTGGGGAGGCTCGAAAGTCGAGTACTACCGCCTAGCCGAGCAGCAGCTTCGCAAGTTGGCTCGCAAGCACGGCAAGAAGTCTTGGCAGTACAAGGCCTGGAAGATTCATTCTGAGGGGCATGGCATCCGAGCGATTGCAAAGCTAGTCACCGCCTCTTACAGTGACATCATCCGGCTCGTGAAGGCTCAGCAAGCCGAGATTTATAAGAAGCAACAGAAGGATGACGTGGAGGGATACCGTGATTGATTCACCCAACCTAGACGACCTTGACAAGAGTTTCACCGAGTCGCTGCTACTGCGCTCGGCTATGCCCTCAGATGCCTCGTTCATCCTGCATAGCTGGCTGCAATCCTTCCGTGACGGTGATATGGTGGAGGGTATTCCCAACCAGATTTACTACCACCATCACCACAAGCTCGTCAGCAACCTGCTGCGACGCTGTGCAGTGACCGTTCTCTCTGACCCATCAGCGCCCGAGGTCATCTTCGGCTGGTTCTGCTGGGAGTCTTGTGAGAAGGGCATCATCATTCATTACGCATACGTCAAGAACGAGTTTAGAAAGAGCCGTCTAGCCTCCCGCATCCTAGAAGCAATCCTCGACTCCGAGGAGCCTGAGTACGTCTTCGTGACGCATCGCGTCAATCCCATGGGTTACGAGTTCAAGAAGCGGAAGTGGATCTACAATCCCTACCTACTGTTCAAGGAGGTTGTGCTGTGATTACCGCGATTTACACGTTTGAGGGCGTTCGTGACCCTTCTGAAGACAACCGTGGCCTGAAGCGTATGCTTTCGGGGATGGAGTTTACCGAGCAGGAGCATGGAATCGAGGCAAAGGCCGCTAATGGGGATAGAGTGCTGGTCCCTTGGAGCAACGTGGCCTTCGCCATGCTGGAGCCGAAGGTCGTTTCTACGTACTCTGAACCTCCCAAGCTGCCCGTTACGCACGTTGTAATGCAGCAGGTTGCTCCTATCCCCCAGCAGCCTCCGAAACTGGACGACAAACGTGGTCCTGGACGCCCTCGTAAGAACTTCTGATGGCTGAAGACAGGCTGAAACAGCGCAAAGCGCTGATTGAGACCATTCGGCGCGCTGAAAGCGCGAATAAGGTCGATTTCGACTCGCTTCTGTTCAAGCAGCAGCGGGATTTCGTAGAAGACCAGTCTCGCTTGAAGGCTGCGGTGTGCTCTCGGCGTGCTGGAAAGAGCGAAGGTATCGCCCACCTGCTGCTAAAGGAGGCTCTTTCTCAGAAAGACGTGCTCCTGCCCTACATTACCCTTACCACGCAGCAGGGAAAGCGCATTCTGTGGCCTGTCTTGAAGCGTCTGAACCACAGACTCAAGCTGAACCTCAAGTTCAACGAGAATGACCTCACTTGCCGACTGCCGAACGGCAGTCAGATATTCATCGTCGGCGGTGCTGAGGCTTCTGAGCTTGAACGTCTGCGTGGTCCGAAGTATCCGGGCGTCGTCATCGACGAAGCGCAGGCTTTCGGACCCTTCCTAGAGGACGTAATTCGCGAAATCATCCTGCCTGCCACCATGGACTACCAAGGCTGGATTGCGCTCACTGGAACGCCTAACGCAGCCTGCGCGGGGTACTTCTACGAGGCAACTACAGGCCGAGTGCAGGAGGAAATCTCGGTCCACCACTGGACAGCGTTCGACAACCCGTTCATTGTCAACCCAAAGACCGGGGAACGCTTCTTCCAAGCCTGGATTGACGACGAGAAGCGCCGCAGGCGTTGGACTGACGACAATCCGACGTATATGAGGGAGTGGCTGGGGAAGTGGGTGCGGGACGAGGATGGCCTCATCTACCGCATCCGACCCATGAACCTCATCAAGCAGCGTCCTGACCTAGATGATTGGTCCTACGTGCTCGGAATGGACCTCGGCTTCGGTGATTCTACCGCCTTCGTCGTCCTAGCCTACAGCACTGACGGCGCACAGGTCGTCGTGCTCGAAAGCTACAAGCAATCCGGCCTGATTCCCTCTGCCGTTGCTGCCCACGTAGAGCGTCTACGCAGCCGCTACGATTTCGAGGCTATCGTCGCTGACGCTGGTGGTCTTGGTAAGGGCTACGTCGAAGAGATGCGGCAACGCTATGGAATCCCCGTACAAGCTGCCCAGAAGACAAAGAAGAACGCCTACATAGAGCACCTAAACGGCGACCTCCATGCAGGCGTCCTGAGTATCGTAGAGCACGAGAATCTCGCGCTTATCGGTGAGGCAAACTTGCTACAATGGCGAGCCGATGCTTCCGGTAAGCCTGCTGACGCAGCGCGTAAAGAAGACCCGCGCTTTGAGAACCATCTCTGTGACGCCTGGCTCTACGGCTACCGTTACTGCCGCCAGTGGTTACACGAGGACGAGGAGAACCCGCCGTCCAAGAGCAGCCCTGAGTGGGAGAAGATTGCCGCAGATCGCATGGAACAGGCCGATGAGGAGGCTTACCGGAGGGCTAGCGGAGCTTGGTGGGAAACTACGCTTGAAGACGAGGCTGCTCTGGGCTTCGATGACGACGGTAGCTTTCAATGACCGTCCGCAGGCTGTTCTCAGCGTCAACCTGCGCCGCACGGGTACTCTTCTGAGCCTCGTACCAGACCAGGGCAGCGTTCACGATATTCGTCAGAGTGGTATGGTCCATTTATCTCTCCTGTAGATATCTACCAGTAACACTAGGGGTAGGCATGAAGCAGAACGATCCGAACGCCAAGGAAACTATCCTCGAAATCGCTGCCTTTCTTATTCAGAATGGGGCGACAGCGCTAGAGGTATCAAACTTCGACATCACTGTCAAGTGCAATCTTGCGCCGAGGCGTTCCGTGACCTTGCACTCGCCCGAAGAGGAGCCGCAGGACGACAAGGACGACCCTGCTGCTCTCTGGAAGGCGTTTTCCGAGTCCACTTACTACGCGGGTTCTGACGAATGAAAGACAAGCAAGACCTGGAGTGGTGGACGAGCGAGGAGCCCCACGAAGAGGCCTGGGCTGCCTATCTTCTCATCAATGAGAACGACCAGCCTCGGCAGGAGGCGTACAAGCTGTTCCTGAGTATGTACGGCAATATGTACGGTGCTCGGTTCAGCAACGACCTCGGCCCCATCTTTACCGAGCGCGTCACGCTGAACGTCTGCAAGAGCGTCGTGGATACCGTCGCTTCCAAGATTGCCAAGACGAAGCCCAAGGCTGCGTTCCTGACCTCTGCGGGTAACTACTCTCTGAAGCGTAAGGCGAAGCTTTTGGAGCGCTACGTCGATTCGCAGTTCTACCTCGCCAAAGTGCCGCCCAAGATGCAGGACGCCTTCATTGACGCGCTGTGCTTCGGTACGGGCGTCGTGAAGTTCTATCCCGATGCGGACACGAAGCAGACGGGCGTGGACCGTGTGTACCCCGGCGAAATCCTCGTGGACGCTACCGAGGGTATGTACCGTGCTCCCCGGCAGATGTTTCAGAAGAAGTACATCAGCCGTGACCATTTGCTCAAGATGTTCCCCGAGTCTGCTGACGCCATCTCAGCGGCTCCTGAGATTCAGAACGAGGAAGGTTGGGGGCAGGACTCTACCGCCGACCAGCTCGTGGTCATTGAGGCTTGGCATCTACCGTCGAACTCGGACGCTACTGACGGGCGGCACATCATCTTTATCGACGGGCACACGCTGCACGACGAGCCATGGAAGCAGCCTGACTTCCCGTTCGTGTTCCTTCGCTGGAACACCCGCCGCCGAGGCTTCTGGGGGCAGGGGCTTGTCGAGGACTTGGCTGGCATCCAACTGGAAATCAACCGCCTGCTTCAGAAGATTCAGAAGGTCTTTCACCTTCTAGCCGTTCCCCGGATTTACGTGGAACAAGGCAGCAAGATCAACAAGGCGTACTTCAACAACATGATTGGTTGCGTGGTGCCCTACGTCGGTGTCAAGCCTGACATCAGCACGCAGCAGACCATTCACCCGGAAATCTTCAATCATCTTGAACGACTCTACGCCAAGGCTTTCGAAATCGCTGGTATCAGTCAGGACACAGCAGCGGGTGCTGTTCCTGCGGGCCTTGACGAAGCCTCGGGAGTTGCCCTCCTCCGGTACAGCGAGTCTCAGACTACTCGTTTCGCTCTTGCTGTTCAGGCTTGGGAGGAGGCGCATTGTGAAGCAGCGCGCATGGTGGTCTCTTGCGGAAAGCAACTGAGCAAGCTGGTGCGTGGCTACTCGCCCGTCACTAGCCGTGACCGCAACACGATTGCCACGGTCAAGTGGAACGAGATTGATATGCAGGAGGATGCCTACGTCCTCAAGGTCTACCCCGCCAGCAGCCTTCCTGACCTACCATCTGGGCGAATCAAGATGCTGCTTAGTATGCAGCAGCTTGGCCTTATCCGTGACCAAGCGTCTGTCGCTCGTCTACTCGACTTCCCCGACCTCGAGAGCGACTTCGCGCTCGACCGTGCGGCTAGTGAGGACATTGACCGTCAGATTGAGCTCATGCTCGACGACGGCCGCTTTGAGCCTCCTGAGCCGTTTCAAGACCTACAACTTGCGCTGAAGAAGGTACAGAGCGCTTACTTGAAGGCCCGCTGCGATGGCGTGCCCGAGGAGCGCATGGACCTCATGCGTGAGTACATGAATATCTGCCAGAACATGATTATGGCAAGTCAGCCTGTGGAGCAGCCTCTACCCGCAGAGGCAGGCATCCCACCGGCAGTAACCGCGCAGCAAGGTGCTGCGCCAACCGCTCCGACTGGTAATGAGGTTATGTAATGGAACTTGACCCCGCTGTGCTCGCTGCTCTGGACGGCGCTGATGCGCCTGCGACTGAACCGACCGCCGCCGAGGAGG